TGGTTGTAACGAGCAGTGAAGGATTCCTGTGCATTGTCATAGGAAATCGCTGAACCTTCCGGCTTTACCGGAGCGGCACCGAAACCTGACAGCTTAACTTCTTCCTCGAAGCTACGCTCTGATGTCTCAGTTTCATAGATTTCTGCATGTTCGTTTTCGTACTTGTCGTACTCCAAACCAAACAGTGCGTTTAGACCGGGCAAAAGTTCCTTCAGGAGTTGTGCGCGAGAAATAGCCATTGTTTACACTCCTTATGCCGCGCCAGCCGCTGTTGTCAGCTGGTGGTAGTTGAACTTACAAACCAGAATCGGGAAACCGGAACCTTTTTCGTCACCTTGATCGCCACCTTTGTAATCAATCACTTTGATTGGATCTGTAGCGGTTGTAGCAAGTTCAGAAATGTCCAATGCCACACGACTGATTTTTAGATCAGTGTTAGGGGCTGTCTGGATAAGAGTGCAGTTTTTGCCGTAAATGTCACCTACGTTTGTAGGCGCACCGTCTGCTTGAATTTCAAACAGAACATTCGGGTCATCTACCACATATGCCATTGCGTCAGACGCAACAGTTGATGCGGGCCAAAGCTGAGAAAAAGTCATTTGCTTTGTATTAGGGTCTGTAAACTTACAGCCAATAAACACACCTACTAGGTCTATTGCTGAAGTTCCTACTGCGGACTGCTTTTCGATTGTTGTTGCCGTGCCACCGTCAACAAGTTGCACAATATCGCCCATTGCGATATTAGTTGCATAACCTGATGCGATAGGAAACTGGCGGAATACTTCCAAAGAACCAGTGTCGTGGCGACCAATCGGGCGCAGACCAAAGGGAGCGGCTACTGAAGACATATCATCTCTCCTTCAATTCTAAGCCATTAAATTACAGTAAGCGCCCCTAAAAGAGATCACTTACCAAACGAAGTTTTTGTAGACCGTTCTGGATTTAGAAGCGGCATACGAGGATCCGATTGACGTAGATAGTTGTTATCTACAGAATCCATTTGATTTGCGTTCATGCCATCGTGCGCTTCGCGCCGTGACTCAACGTATTCGGTTGAGTTTTCGCAAAGTAGCAAACCCCCAACCTCAACATTCCCCTCAAAACGAGAGTCAATGTCTGACATAACTTTTAATTCAGGATGATCCTCTGACTTAACAGGTGTCCAGCCCTCACGAAACTTGGAAGATACATTCGTATTGTCTGCATTACCAAGGGTTGATGTGCGGATCCAGCGGTACTCAGTACCATCTTTAGGATCGGGTGTGGGCAACATAGACTGCCGAGTCCAAGTTTTTTTGCGCTCCGTGGTTTCACGGGTTTTAGACTGACGGTTTGATCTATCTGACATTGGATTGCTCCTTCATAAGTTGCGCCGCATATTGCTCTGGGGTTAGGCCCAATCGCTTGGCGAGAGCGACAGCCGTTGAGGTCAGTTGCACCTTGCGTGGTTTTTTTGCACTCCTAGTAGCGGGGGCAACCACGGAACCAGTTTGACGTACAGGTGCTTCCTCAACTTCTTGCACATCAAACTTGTCTGGAAAGCGCTGACGCATAGACTCGTCAATCGCCTTATAATAATCGTCAGATTGGGTCTGAGGGTTCAGGCCTTGCTTGACTAATTTTTCATGTACGCCAAATGCGTATCCTGTCATTTCAGAATCATCGCCAAACCAAGGGTTCTCATCAGCCCATGCTTTTGTTTTTGCATCAGGCTCCCTTACTTGAGGCGCTTCTTCTGCTTTTGTCTCCATGACAGGAGCTTTTTCTGGAGCTTGGCGCTTTGGAACTTTATAGCTTTCAACCTTGTTCTTCTCCAGATTAAGGTTGGTTAGCTTTTCTTGAGCCGCTATGATCGCGTCAGGATCACCAGTCTCATAAGCCTCTTTATAGTCTCGCTTCGCCTGCTCCATCTGAGCTTCAACGCGAGTTTTGGCTTGATTAACCAGCATACCCTCACCCTCTTCAAGGGTTTTGCGTAGCTTTTCATTTTCTTCCTGAAGGGTCTTGGCGTAATTCACTGCCTCGTCTTGTAGACGAACAGCTTCTTTTTTGCGCCTTTCTTCCTCATGATACTCAAACCGCAACTGTTTAATGCGCTTTTGCACACCTTCACTATAGTTAGCGACTTCATCATCGTCAGGAATTTGAGGCTCTGTGCCTTCAGGTCTGCGAGGCTTTTCCTGCTCAGGAACGTCCTCAATAATATCTATTTCAAGTTCAGAAGTTTCTTCTAATTCAACTTCTTCTTTTAGCGCTTGGTTATTCATGCTCTTGCATACCCCCTAGGATCTTCGACAACTGCTTCAACAGTGTCATCGTTAATCAGACGAAATTCCTGCTTCTCCACCTTAAATCGGGTTCCCGAATAAGATCGAAAGATTACAAAATCGCCTTCTTTGCAGTAAGCCCCTGAAGGAAACTTATCAGAGTCTCCATAAGCATCTGGGCCTGCTTTAACGACAAAGCCAATAACGGAAGCTGTTTGCTCTGCGCTCTTTAGAGCGTCTGGCATATAGATGCCGCCATCAGTCTTTTCTTTTACATCAAGTGGTTTAATCAAGAGCTTGTAACCAGTAGGTTCTGGTATTTTAGTTGCGACCTGTTGATCGACTTCCTTTTTTGCAGAATACATTTCTGTTCCTTTTGCAGTGATATAAGGCTCACAGTACCTTGCTGGGCTTGTCCCAGTTGTTCTCCACTTACGATAAGATACACTAAGAAAATAGAGTTCGGAAGCCCTACTCCTGTATAAATCGCTCTTCGTAGTCAATTAAGTCTCTTTCTAGCAACGCTAGAGCCTCAACCTTACCGACTAATCTAATGTATTCTTCATGATCAGCGCATCCTCCGCCAGCCATGTGATCGGCTATATCATTCATGTAACCCCTTATTTTATCCTTAAAGGGTTTAAACATGGATTGTTCACTCATCCTCATTTACAGTCATCTCCCGTGCTATATCAAGACCAATTTTGGCCCCTTCTCTTTTATCCTTACGCTCTTCTTTATCAAGCTCAGTTGCCGCTTTCAACCCAAGTCTAGCGCCTTCACGCTTTTCTTCTGACTCAAGACGGGTTTTCTGTAGAGCCATGTTCGCGGCATCTTTAACCTCTTGCTGATCCAGCCTTGCCATATCCATAGCAATCTTATGCTGAAGCTCCTGTTCTTTTATAGCCAGTTCACGCTGTTGCATCTGAACCACAGGATCTTGTTGTTGCTGTTGAGCCTGTTGCTGTTGTTGCTCTGCTTGATTCTTGCCAAGCAACTTCTCTGCGGCGTCTTTTGACATCTTAGAGATTTGTTCTTCTACATCTTCTGGGATTGGCTGATCTTCATCAGGCAACTCTACACCAAGTTGTTTCTCAATTTCACGGCGGTACTGGAATGCAATATGCTCAGTAATGTGAGCCGACATAGCGTTCTGAATAACTGACGCGAAAGGTGACTGACCGACAATCTCTTGTAGCTTTGGATCTTGCATTGCTGACATATGCACAGCTATATGCGCTTCGTGATCCTGATACTTGAAGGCCTTTACTGGCTCTTGTTTTAGAATAGCCATATTTTCTGATACAGGATCTTTCGGCGCTATATCTTCAGGCAACTTAATAATCTCATCAGCATCCTTGATTCCAAGAACCTCTAGCATCTGACGATGTATTTTTCCCATATCGTAAAGCTGTGGTGCCTGTTGTGCTAATTGCATTGCGGCTTGATACTGAACAACTCTTTGAGCCATTGTCGCCGCGTTTGGATCTGACACAGGAATAACATCAATTCTGTCGTCAAAATCTTCCTGACGGTTAAACTCGCTATCCATGTCATAAAGATAATCTTCAGACATATTATCTTTTATAACCTTTGATAATAAGCGAAGTTCGTTTTTCAAAGAAGCGTGAAGCCTTGCCTGAACACCAGACATAACCTTCATGCTACGTTCCATCAACGCGAGCGTAGTTCCGACTGGAGCTTGCGGGTTGAGGTTTCCAACTTGCACATCAGCAACGGAGCCAATCCTTCGCCCCTCTTCCACAATGTTTCCGAGCAATTGATATAATACTGATGATGGCTCCTTGTAAGGAAGGAATGCAATCGAATCCCTAATTGCACCCCCCGGTACGTCCACATCACGGAACTCGCCCGGCATGAGAGGCGAATCGTCCCCTTTAATACGCAATCCGCGAGCTTTAAGACCAGCGGGGAGATTAGAGAGCGTACCCGCATCAATAAGTTGACGAAGAATACTTGTGGCACTTTTAGCAAGACCACCAATAAGATGAATAAGACCCGTTCCATAGAACCCAAGTCCCGGTAAGTAGCGGTAGTGAACAAAGTGGAGTCTTTTACGCTTCTTAATATCGTCCTCATACCAATTTCTCCTAATTGATAGAATTGTAGAGGATGACTTATCTATTGAAATAATGTGTGGCCTAGCAAGCCCGTCACTATCTTCAAACGGCTCTGGAAGATCAATATCAATATGAACTTCAAGAATGGTGTGGCGATCATCGTCCTCTAGTGTGGTTGTTTCGCCTTCAATCTCATCATACTTTTCTTGAATATCAGAATAATCTGGTTCGGGTGCGGGAAGATCAACGTCACGGTAAAAACCATTTACCTGAAGTTCCGCAACTTCATTGGCTGTTCTTTTCATAACGTGAGTGTAACGAGGTGATGTAGCCAGATCTGAACATCCGTAGGATACTACAAAATCTTCAGCAGGAACGAACATGGAAACTGGTCGCTCTAGAAGCGGGTCATAATAAACTTTTTTGAAAGAAGATCCGGCAAGGGGAAGACGGAACAGCATAGACTCCGTTTCATCTCTGTACTCAGTCATCTCTTCCGTTAGAAGATAATTCATTTCATCTTCTATGCGTTTTGCCTGATCAATCTTCTCTTTCTTCTTCTCCCCAAGAACCTTAGTCCTGACAGGCCCAGACGCAGGAAACAACTCCCCCATTGCTTGTGCTTGGAATCTTACAACAGCCTCAGTCATAACTGGATGGAACACGCCTGCGGCACCCTGCCAAGGTTGTGTTCTTTCTTCTATTTTCATTCCCATAAGATCAAGTCCTTTGACATAGGCGCTAGCCCAGTCAGATCTTGAGTTACGGTCTGTATTAAAATCGTGGATAATCTCCGAGGCCATAGACATCAATTCGTCTTCTTCGATGTACTCTGCTAGATTATCATCATGCGCTGGCCCCACGATATCTTCTACGATATCACCAGTAAAGTCGATGATCATGCCACCTTCTTCATCCTGAATAGAAACGGCATCTGGGTTAACTATTTCGACCTGAACTTGGCCTACGTCATCATCAGCCTCTAGCGGAGACGGTTCAATTTGTTTTTCTACAGCCATAATAAAATACCTTAAAAGTTGCCCTTTTGCATGATAACAGCATATTGCCCATGATGGCAGTGGCTGAGATCATTTCCCAGCTTCCACCCCATCTGCTTGTAATGCTCTACTTCAGAGTGAATAACATACCTAACTACCACGCTAGTAGTATTCTGCTTTTGCTCTTCTGTAGAGTTGTGGTTCATCATCCCAGTCGTCCATCGCACTTCGTATCCACCCCCCTTGTCGAAAGCGGAGTAGTGCTTGTGTTGTAGAGTCAACGAGATCGTCATTTTCTCCAGCGGGAAATGCCGCGCACTCTTCAACAACTTCCTCAGCCCATCTGGTTGGTGGACACCAAACGACCCCAGATGCGAATAAGTCTGTGACTGCGTTAACTCTGGCAATTTTGTCCTGTCCCCTAGACGGCGTAAACTCTGTTACGGGTATTCCCATAGCCCTAAGCTCGAAAATCAAGGGGGAACCAGCGGCTTTCGCTTCAACAATCATCTGATCTGGCTCAAATTCCCAATATTTTTCGTATGCGGCCCTTTTTAGCTCTGGAAACTCCAATTTTTCCTTGTATGCATCCAAGAGTATCAGATTAGGCACTGTTTCGCCAGTTTCATTTGGGTAATTGAAGATTCCCCAAGTGGTGCAAGCGCTATAATCTGCTCTTTGCGTCTTCAAAAACGCCGTATCCCAACTTTGAATGATGGCTTCGCAGGCTGGCGGGCTACTATTCTCCCATTCTTTCCACCATTCGCGCTTAATTAGCGCACCTTCCTCTGAAGTTGGGTCTTGTTGGTACTGAGCAGACCATTTTGATATGGGAAGTTCGGCTTTTAGTGACTCCAACTGCTCTAAGGGCCAGAATTGGGGCCACAAAGGATCCCCAGACGGCATAATTGCTGGTAGTTCTATAACTTCCCACTCATCTACGCCCTCTCTTTGGGTGGATGATTTGACTATCTGGCCCGTCAAGTCTCTGACACTCCAGCGAGTCATCACAATTATTATGGCTCCGCCCGGCTGGAGTCTCTGTCGCGGCCCAGATGTGTACCATTCGTATACTTTGTCGTAGACTTCTGGGGAGTAAGCCCCCAATGCCGCCTCTTGTTCCGAATGGGGATCGTCAATAATGAGTACATCAGCACCTTTACCAGTAACGGCACCGCCCACACCAATAGCAAAGTAATCACCTCTTTTGTTTGTGTTCCATCTACCAGCCGCTTTAGAGTCGGAAGATAGGTTTATGCCCGGAAACACTTTTTGGAAGTCTTCCTGATCGATGAGGTTACGCACCTTACGACCAAACCCGACTGCCAGTTCAGCAGTGTGTGCCGTCTGGATTATTTTCTTTTCCGGATTTTGCCCCAAAAACCAAGCTGGGAATAGATATGATGCAAACTCAGACTTTGTATGTCTAGGTGGCATGTTAATGATCAGACGCTTTAGTTCGCCCTTTGCCACACGCTCAAATGCGTCAGCCATTATTGAGTGGTGTCTCCCCGGTATAAAGGCAGGCCACATTTTTCTTACGAATGTTAAAAAGTCTATTCTGGAGTTCTCTACGTTCTCCGCTTCTTCAAGCTCCGCAAAAAGTGCTAAAAGCTCTTCTTGTTGCTTCGGTGGCAGTTTAGATATCTTGGATTTTACAGAATCAATTGCTGACATCAATCATCGCTTATGCATCTGTCAATCAGAACAGTTTTGGCAAGCTCCATCAAGAACAACATATCCGGTGCCTTACCATGAGAGGTGCCAAGAAAAAGATTTCCATCTTTAGTCCAGCCAATAACCATAGCTTCGGTCATCTCCACTTCCTCCATGATTGCTTCTAGCATATCATTAGGCTCTAAGTCCAGATCGTTCAGCTTCTCCTTGCCGGGGAACTGTATTATGTTGTTTGACATTTTTTCTCCTGTCCCCAAAAAGATGACGAAAGGGGGAGCGTGGAGAAATCGCTCAACCCCTCTCGGAGCCATCGGGAGACTAATGGCTCAGGGCTAGTGTATAGCATCAATGCCTCTCTAACTAGTATAGTAGTATATATATATATAACTAGTTAGAAGAACTAGTAGGGAAATATTCCTATGGGGGTAGGATTCCTAGCCTCTATTCTTTGAAGATTTGTAGTATGATACAATATTCGCCCTACAGCAGAAAATCACTATGGGGGGGCTATGAAAATTATTTGGCATATATTACTGACTGTATGCATGAACGGAGAATGCCGCACACAAGATGTGCAGTGGTTCGATACCGAGAAAGAATGCGTTAACATGCTAGTGCAGTATCAAAACATACCTCAAGACGGGAACTGGCAAACAGTTGACTATATCTGCAAACCACTAAATGCTAGTGCTGTGTAGGGCTACTTAGCACTTCCCATAGCTCCCAAAGCGCTACTTTCCGATCAAACACTATTAAAGATAGCATTCCTGCCTCTTCAGGCGTCAGTGAGGGCCATTCCTCCACTTCAGGTAGTGTCATCACACATTTGATGCAAAAGTCCTCTGACGAGCTTCTACGGCAGTTTTTATCAGTGCATGGGCCTGAAAAGATTTCTGGGGGATATTCGGTTGAGTGGAACATCATGTAGTCAGCGTGTGTATGTGGGTCATGC